TTTATCAATTGTCCAGCAACTTCATATGTTCTTGGATGTTCACTTTCTTTTGCAAGTTCAAGTATTCCATCAATTGCAGCCGAACCCTTTTCAACCAAGTTGTAAAAATTAGCTCTTTGATATTTGTAATCATCCTCTATATCATCTTCATAAACTTCTACTGTGTTAGGTATGATTTTAGGTAAAGAGGTAGGAACTATTTTTTCAATGACACCCAATTCTTTATCAAGTCTTAATGTAGAATCTTTTATCGTCATGATTTATTATCGTCTTCGCCTGTTTCTGGATTATAACCTAGTGCATCTTGATAGAACGATGTAGTTTCATTAAATCCAAAATCATCATCAGCATCTGCTGTGGATGGTTTAGGTGTGACTTTATATCTCTGTTCCCGTTTCGGTGATTGATCTGGTAAATCTGTATACTGATCTACTATTGCAGTTTTAATCACCTTAGATGAAGTGATAGGCCCATAAAGATAAAACTTGGTTGTGAAAGTTAATGTATATATTAGAGCTCTACGTGTCACAAAATCTCCATCATAGCTATCTTCATAACTGATGCTGTTTAAAATTATAGGAACATCTCTCTTAATTCCCAAATCTGGATCATCGTTAATAGTTAAAGTATAATCGGGTTGAAAGAATGGAAGAATTTGTTCTACTACCTGTAACGCATCATCAGATTGTTTTGCCATGACATATAACTCAAGATCAAGATTGTATGGTACGGGCATATATTGTGTATCTAATTGTTTTGTATCTGCACCTTTAACTTTTTTAAACTTTTGTACACGACTCAATTTTCTTATAGGATCATAAGAAAGATTTTTAATTTCAAACCCAATACGAGGAAGTGTAATAGCAACTTGTTTTGTTAAATCGGCATCTTCACGCAAACGCACAAGAAACTTTTCTCTTGGGCCATACGCAAGAGGAACTTTCATATGTTGAATCGCAGTTCCAGAATTATCTTTGCGAACAAGACTGATATCATTAAACAATGTTCCAAAAGAAACAATAACTTTTCTTATGGTTTCGTGATAGAACTGTTGACCTAACATTACGAGCTACTCCCTGCATCCCCAAATGGATTTGATTCACTAAAGTCTAGAACTGATCTACTTTGAGCTTCAAAAAGTTCGTTCTGTGATGTCTTATCTTGATCAAAGTCTCCAACTATATAGTCTTCCTGTATGAGATATTCTGCATCACCACTGTCAGCAGCCTTCTCAAGAATAATACTTTCACCAACAGAAGTGCTATCACTCTCACCAAGTATATTGTCACCATCTGTTTCTTCAAGTAACAATCCAGAAGCAACATCGTCATCAGTGGCAATCTCCAATCTGATATCCTCTGTAACTGCTGAAGACTGTTCCAGAGTAAACTGATAGATAAGTGCATCTTGAGATTGTTCAGTTTCAATCGCATCAATACCCAAAATGCCAGTATCAACAATTTCAGAACTATAATCATACAGCCGGCATCTTAGTTTATATACTGGATTATTATCTAATTGATAAAATGGTTCATCATGATCCACAAAGTTTATTTGAAACATTTTATCCAGAACTGGATGGTAAATTGCATCACCTTCTTGTGGTCTATCAGAATCCGTCGCAGCAGTATCTTGCAAAATATAAAAAACATTATCGCCCGAAGCTGTAGTCAAAATAGATGAAGAAGATGATTGGTCTATGGTTCCAGCTTCTAATTGTATTGAGCCACCAGAACTAGTATCTGTTCCATCTTGAATTTGTATCTGTCTGTCTAATTCTTGAAATCTCTCTTTATTAACAACGAAGGTTGCTTCACTTAAATTTTGCAAACCAAACTGATTCATCAATTCTTTTTCGCCAGCAAATCCGCCATCTGCATCTTCCATATACATTTCTATGGGATGCTGCGTTCTAAATTTGGAAAGAGAATCTTCGCCCAAGATTGTATCTTCAGCAACAAGAGTACGATCCATGTAATAAACATCATGGCCGTAAATCTGTATAGCCTCTTTTATAAGATCACTATATAAAGTTCTCTCAGTTGCTATGGAATGAAGATTGCTTGTATGAAATGCGGTATTAACTGCCATTCATTTATCCAATCATGTAGTTTATTGGTAACTCAAAGGCAAGTTGAATTTGTTCCTCAAGTTTGTTTTGTTCTTCTAATGCTTGTGTGTATAGAGTTTCACCATTCATGGTTATTCCACCAAGCATAGTAACTCCACCAAATTTACTAAGGTTTGCTCCCCATTGCTTTTTAATAAGGGCAGTTGCATATCGTTTCAAATAAATGTCATCGTAAATATCTATGTATGTAGTAGGGTCTAATTTTCGATAGCATTCTATGATAAGATAATCAACATCAGCTGTTACATCATTTTCCCAATCCATATCAATATAAAGACGATTTTGGTGCTGATTAAAACGAATAGGAGTTTCACCAACAAGAATATGTTGCAACAAATCAATATTGTCCATTGTCATTTGATATTGAATAACAGATGTTGAAGATAAATCAAAAAGGTCATTTAATCGTAACTGATACCGAATATCAAACATATTACTACCGCCGCCAGTATCAGTAAAGGGAAATACTTGTACAACAGATACAACAGCACTTGGAATTGGAATAAAGTTTTTTCCTTCTTTCCAAGTAGCAGTTATTGAACTATCAGCAGTATCAGTTGCGGTAGTTGATGCGTCAGAACGGGCCCTAGTTACTTCATCAGAAGTAATTAGGTGCTTGAGATACATTTTCTCAATACCATCGTAATGATATTGAGCAAAATACTGAAGAGCTTCATCCAAACGATCATCTACTTGATCATCTGAAACATTTATATCAATAACACCATAACCAAGAGCTCTGAGACAGTAACTTTTAAATGTAGCTTTTGTTGTAGGGATGGCCATACTTATATTCCTTTTCTACATATTTATATGTACTGTATCTCCAAGTTATGAATGATTCCCTACCAACTCCCTGAGAAGATTTTTAATTTCATGCATTTCCGATTTAAGATGATTTATTTCTCTTGTAGTATCTCGTATCTCATCTCTTTGTTTTTGTGCGGCCGCCGCACGTTTTCTTGCTTGTTCATATGCACCTGTGTTACGATTAATGATAGCATGAGAAGTAGTGTCTCTTACTAAATCTGGGTATCCTTCAACTTCTCTATATTCTCTTGTCATCTTATAATTCTTTTACGTTGCTAGAGCTAGAACTCTTAAATCCTTTATTCTTGGTGGTGTAGATGTGTTAGTTCCTTGCATAATAATTTTAATCTGAAAAGATATGAATTCTGTAAGAGAATCGCCTATACCGTCATCAGTTACACCAGCACTATAAACATATTCTTGAAAATCATTTACATCAGCTGATGGTTGAATCGTAGTATCAGATGAGCCATCAGTGTTAAAATATCTATAACCTAAACTCTGAAAATCAACTGACTCATCAGCCCCCAAAATCTTATACATAACTTTAATATCATTAGATGCGGGTCGATGTGCAGCAAATATTACTTTCAGACTTGTTGCTAAATTCTCAAGAGTGACTTGTTTAGTAATATAAATTGCCGCATTTTGATCTCCCTCTGTTAATTCAGAAGAAACATAATCTGTTGTAGGATATATATCAGAAGACGAATCAATATTATTCAATCTATTTGATACTGTCAATAAAGATGCTCTTTCCATATCAATAACAGGAGAAATATCTGATGTTTGTGAAGTCAGTGTAAGTTGTGTTTCATATGATTTTAAAGAAGCTAATTCATTTTGTTCATTAATTGCCGAAGCTACCATACGAGGAGCTTCAAATTTATAATTATCATTTAATGGAAATGTTACAATTGGTACAGCTGTTGTATTATTTCTACCACTAGTAAATGATGTTTGTGTTCCACTTGGACTTGTAGCAGAAGTTAATGTTGCCTTCGAAACAATTCTAGTATTTTGAAATTCCAATGCAGAAACAATGGTCTGCATATAATCCATCAAAGCATTTTCAGTTGCAGTTACAACAGTGCCACCAAATTCAGATATG